GGTTCATCTTCATCGAATGCTGTTGCCAAATGTGCTTCTATCAATTCACGTGTAGCTGCATCAACTTGCTGGTGGTCCATTTTACGGTGCAAAACTTCAACGAAATCCATACCACCAACACCATGCCGCCGTGCTCGAATTTCTTCCACAAATGGATTCATGTTAGACCCATCGGGCCTAAGTGTTATAGAACGTTCTTGGGAGAATACTTGATCAGATGGTTGTATTGGAATCTCTATCATTTCTAAACTTCGAGTGATTGTGTCGAAAACATAAACTACAGGCTTGTGATCTTTCTGTGCTATGGTAGATCGCATTAAAGAACCACAGTTTATTAGGTATCGTGAAAATTGAGAGTTTGCAATTCTCACACTGGCTTTGAAATGGTTGTGATTGTCACCACACACAATCAGGTCGTATGGATGCGATCTCAATACCTGATTCGCAGAAGAAAAGTTTACCGAACCGTGCCAGTAATCACGATCAGACACCATTTGATGAGTCAATAATACTTTGAAGGAACTCACATCTTGTGTGGTTAGTATGGATGGTACAGGCTCGTTGTAATCATGACCATAGATATACAATACCTGCTCACTGCTGTTATCGCGTAATTGAATTGGTGAATTTGAATTGACAACAGTAACCGCACGAGCCGCATCCATTGTCCATAAAGGTGTATTTACAGTGCCTTGATGCTGGTTCATATCATGCTGGCCGAATATGGTCAAAACCTTAATACCTGACCAATCAATATTTTCATCAGGCATACTGTATAAAAATATTCTAATGTACTTTTGTGTTAGGCCGTACGGCATTTTTGGATAAGGATAGTGTTCAGTCAAATCACCGGGCTGTAGTACGTATTGGCATCCGTGGTTTAGTGCTACGCCTAGTATGTTTCGTATTTTGTTCCACTGTGTTTCTTGATAATTGTCTATTCTCCGCCTCGGATTGTCTACACGAATATGCCAGTCCCCCGTTATCAACAATCTCATGTTCCCCCCTGATTGCTCCACATAGTGGGCAAAAACCAACAGTGTCAATTTGTTGTTGTATTTCAATTTTCGTATTTTCTATCTTTTGGTCATACAGTTGTATCGCTGATAATGTGTCATTATGGTGGCGAATCAAAAAAGATAAATCATGTTTTTGTGATGATGTGTGTTGTGCTTTTTGAACCAAGTCAGTAATGCTTTCATACATTGGTTCGAGTGTGTTGATGCGAGTATTGATACCATCCAATTCAGTTACAATGTTGTTGTGTTTATCAATCAACTGTCGCAAATAGATTGGATCAGTAAAATCAACAACAGCATTCAAGGCTTTAAGAGCGGCTGTGAATGGAAGTTCTATATCGTTGATAAATCTATCCATTTGAGTGTAATTTTCTGAGGCACGATTAGCTTCAGCAATCAGATTTGATATGTTTTCAATTGATCTTTGTGTTCTTTCAACCTCAGATTTCAATTCCCAAGCATCATTTAACAAAGTCACTAATCTATCAACTGGTTGGAGAATAACTAAACGCTGTTCCAAAATCTCTTTTTCTTCAATAAGAGCGCTTATCGTAGAACGTTTTTGAGTCACAGTCAGTTTCGCCGCACTGGTGATCCGCTCTATGATCTCCAGACCAACAATCTCAGCGAATGCTTCACCTACAGCACCGGGGGTGTCTTGCAGCATGAAATATGGTTGATGTTGGGGTTGAATGTTACAGGCATTTATGGGCAAAAGTTCTTGCACTTCTTCCGGCACTGAATAACCCACAGCTTCATAAGGCACCCCATTCACGATGTATTCGTTCTTTGAAGTGCTTTTTACTCGGCTGATGGTATCATCCATATCGGTGGTTAGTGTAACTACGGTTTTAGCCCGTGGACCAGCAAACCATGATTTATACGCCCATCCACGTATTTTGTTTCTAAGAAGTAGGTCCAGGGAGCGAAAAAAAGAACTTTTGCCCGAATCAGTTGTTCCGATAATAACGTTAACCCCGTTTGGAACGAGTTCCAATAGGACGTCTTTTAGGCATTGAAAGTTTTGGATTCGTATCGACTTGAGCATAACCTTTCTCCCCCGTCAAACGACGCCTTCCATATTCAGCAATCAAAAGCGAATCACATCTGCCATCTAACAATCTTCCTCGTGGCGTTGTAAATTCCAGTGTTGGAAATAAACGTTTGGCAATACCGTGCGCCTGTTCTTTGGTATTACTGCCACTGATATGGAAGTATTTCTGCCACTGTTTGGGCATCACTTCTTCAAAGGGTATTCCTGCCATTGCAAGGCCCATAAGCACAGCACCAAAACCTTTTCCGAGTGTGAAATTGCTTACTGCGCCTTGAGGCACGGCCCTACCAAGGGAAGGATCAAATCGCGTGAGTGCGTTTTGTGCTTCAACGAATGCTGTTGCGGTTGTTGGCAAGTTGCGAATGATTTGACCAAGTTCCACGATGTCGATTTGTTCCTTGCCTTTCTTGCCTTCTCGAATGGTGGGCATATCAAATATAGCAACTTCTACAGCAGCATCGTTGTTTAGAACTGTAATAGCACCTGTTTTGCCGGGGTCAATGCCTATGATCATCATATTAATTTCCTCGCTCATCCAAACGTTCAATTTCCTGAAGAACTCCATGCTCGAATCTGAAAATGTATTTGAATCCCATGCCGCCTTCGTTGTAGATAAGAGTTTCACGAGTACCAAAACCTTCAACAAAAGCATCAAATCTACCGCCATCGTTTCTTACTTTGTTCATTACAGAACGTTGTGAATCACCGGGGCGCACAAGATCGGTGCCAATACGAAGCGACCATTCTTCTGCAAAACACGGCACTGCCATTGTCAGAACAAAGAGCATAGCAAACAACTTTTTCATCACGTTTTCCTTTCTAAAAATTGTAGGTTTCAGTTGGAGGGAACACTTTCAATATATCTTTCTGTGGTTTTGTTTTTGGGCGTTTTCTGTCGCTTTTGGGAAAAGTGGGAACTTTGGTCAACATGTTCGACATTGTAAACACAGGCACAGCTTCACCTTTTTGACGTATGGCAACTACACCATGACTTTCACGATACAAGAAAAACACTGGTAAATTCCAAGCAGCTTCTACACATCTATAGTTGTCATCGGGTGAATTGAGAAACATGTAAAGAGCTTTTACCATGGCATCGACATCACGTTGATTGGATAGTTTTTCCAAGTATAGCAAAGGTACAGGCGATGCACAAACCAAACAAACTTGGGTGGTGTAGTAAAGATCCTTTTGAGAAGTATCTTCAGCATTTACCACATGAACAATTCCAAACAACAACACAATCATGATGCAAGTTTTCATTACCCTCCCCCTTTAAGTCATCAAGAAATATTTCCTCCAATCATTGTATGCAGGCAGGTTCAAGAAACTGTTAAGACCATAAGACTCACATACTTCTTCAAAATCTAATACTTTGAACTTCTCGTCAAAATTTACTGTGAAATCTTTGGTTGCTTGATGGGGTAATGTTACGAGTTTTCGATTACAGGCAATAACATGTTGGCTTTCAGCACTTTGAATGCGCTCCCATATTGCTCCTTTGTTCATTTTGCCTGTGATGTACTGCAAAGCCTTGGTTTCTGCCACACCTTTAATGCCTGATACATTATCGGTGCTGCAACCCGCTATGCTTTTGACTTCTGCCCATTGTTCAGGATGAATACCATACTGCTGTTTGAATTTGCTCTTGGTGAGTATTTTATCGTTAGAAGGATCAAGTATATCACACCATTCAAGCAATTGCCATAGGTCATTGTCACGACTGACAACCACAATGTCAGTGATTGCTTGTTCCTCTTTTACACTACGCACAACGCGGGCAATGATATCGTCAGCTTCTACCCCGGTTTGTATGAAGTTGTTTTTGAAACCAAGTTGTGGAAGCACGGATTTTCTCAAAGCATGGAATTGATTCATAGCCACCTTATGCAGCCATTCATCTTCCGGTGAAAGTTTCTTTGGAACGCGGTTAGCTTTGTATTCACGATAAACATCTGCACGGTAGGATTTTTTGGAATCCCATGCGAACACAAAGGTTTTCGAGCTAAACAACTTGGCATATTTCAGAATATATCGTAAGAAGCCATAAATAACACCAGTTTGTTTGTCCTGATGAGACAAACCTTTCATTGCGTGTTTAACTCTATGACCTAAACCATGGCTGTCAATGACTACTAACATCGAATGTCCTTTCAAAATAAACCCCGTTGACTCATGCCAACGGGGTTTTTCTTCATTCGTTGTCGTGGCCGAAGTCACACGGCGATGTTACATACTAACTTTGAGATCCTTTGTTGCAGAAAACTTTACGACCTTCTTGGCCGGAATCACAAGGGATTCGCCCGTTTTGGGATTGCGCCCATTGCGCTCAGCGGTTTCACGAATCTTGAATACACCAAAATCTGCGATCTGCACATTTTCGCCCGCTTCAAGGGCATCTCGGATGGTAAAAAATACTTTCTTCACCAATTCTTGCGACTGCATTTTGCTGATTCCCATTGTTTCTGCAACCTGCGTTGCAACGTCTGCTCTGTTCATTTTCACCTCGCATGTGATTAGAATCGTACTTTAGGTTTACGGTCAATATGGAATTTGGTTTGTATGTCGTTCCAGACTTCTTTCACCTCCTTTCTTAGTTCTGACTCAAGGTTGTTACTTTCAATGTATTTTACAGCTTGTTCAAGCGACTTATATTCCTTGTCCACTGCGGGATACATTGGAATGCCAAGTGTGTCCTTGAGGAACTGTAAGTTTGTCATGATGTCATGAATGCCATAACCAAAGATTATGAAGAAAGTACACTCACGGAAAGGTTCGTCATACGAGCTTTTCTTCACCGTGACAAAAGACTTTATGCCAACAACTTTGGTATGCTCTTTATTGTTGATTTTTACTGTGCGGGTCCACTTCCAATCTCTTGTAGGGGCAACACGTAACCGTATTGAACTGTAAAATGGTATGGCGTTTCCTCCTGGTGTGGTTTCCCCTGTATCGCCTTGACGTATTTGATTGGTACATACCATTATCCATGGATTATTGGCGAGTAGTCTACATGTTTTGCGTAATCCTTCGCTGAATTCTTTGGCACGGCGCATGCCCATTTTATCGCCTTTTTCTAATTCAAGTTGGGTACTGAGTGCTGCAAGGCTATCAACACCCCAAATGTGAATAGGTGATTCCGTGGCACTTTTGCCTTCAATGTGCTCGAATACTTGTGTAACTGTGTCGGGTCTACTGTAGATAGTAGGATCAATATGCACCCCGTAGATTTGTGCATATTCATGGTCTAGTCTTGCCTCAGGATCTTGAATATCAATGGTACCGCCTTTATGAACCGCACTGCCACAAATTTCAGCAAGAATGCTTGTTTTACCAGCACCACTAGGTCCATAAATTTCCATCAATATGCCAGCAGGAATGCCGCCCCACTCGTTGCGCTTACCTCCAATCGTGAGGTCCAACAGTAAAGATCCTGTGCTGACCGTATTGGCACTGTTGGGTGGCGGTAATTCTTTGAAAAAATTAACATTTTCAACCGCGCTTGTAACATCGGCAATAAGCTTGCGGGCTTTTTCAGCTTCCTGTTGCTGTTGCACAGTTTTGGTCACAATGGGCTTTCGTGCCACGGTAGAATCCTTTGTGTGGGGCACCGTAGTGCCCCTGAAAGTAGGTTAGGGTTAGGTTCTGCGTGGCCTTGTTGACGTTGCTGGCTGTCGCCCTCGTGGGGGTGGTGGGTTAGGTGTTGGTGCTGGTCGTCTTCCTGGTGTCTCTGCACGTGACGCAGCGGGTGGCGTAGGAGGAGGACTAGCCCCCCGCGTGCGTTGTGCTGGTTGGGATGCTGCTTGCCGTGAAGCAGGGGCAGGTCGCCTAGTCGGTGGGGGTGGCGGCTCCGGCTCGACTTCGGCTTCATTCTGTTCCACTTCATTCTCGGCCATTTCGCTCAAATTTACATTGGCTTGTGCGCAATCATCCCAAATTTCGCAAGTAGAGCATTGTTCAAACGTATCGACATCTGTGCCAAAAGTACCCCCGGCAGGACAAACCTGTTCTTCATATGCAGGTTCTTCAGGTTCAGGTGGTGGTGCAGGGCGCGCCCTTGTGCGTGATGCAGGCGTAGGAGCTGCTGCTGCCCTCGTAGGCGCACTTTGCGCCCGCCCCCTAGTAGTTGGGGCGGCAGGTGGTGTTTGTGCTGCTGTAGGCCGCGTACGAGGCCTTGTTGGAGGCAATGCCGGTTCTTCATCTTGCACACGTTCAGCAACGGTAAGCTCGCCGGTGTATGGTTTCCCAAAGTACGCTTCATATAATGTTTCGTACGTAGGAATCACAACGATTTCATCCAGGCAATAAGTGGCGTTTTCATTGCCCTCGATCAAGGCATTGTATTCATCTGGAATGTATTCTGGTCGGTCTTCAAACGAATGTCCAATGTACGATGTGGTTTTCCCCGTGCCTTCACGCCTAAACACGATAGACTTACCATCCCACGGGTCAGGAAAATTGATAAGACCACCAACGGCAGGTCCACCCGGACGTGCTGGTCGTTGTGAAATGGCTGTAAGGTTCTTTTCCATGAAGAAGTGCGCGACTTCCCACACCTGTACGCCTTTGTTGATTTCCCGGTCGCTATCCCAACAAAGAA